AAAAAATTAAATTCAACGAACAGGAAAACATAAATAAAAAATGCTCATTACCTGTGTGAATAATAATTCTTTTAGTTATCCAACAAATCAACTTAGGTTTTAATTAAATAGAGTTCGGATTAGCCATACAATTTTCTTTTGTGTTAAATATTGTTAAAAATATAGCCATAAAGTATCTATCAAACAATTAGTTAGTAAAATTGAATAATGTTTTAGCATCACTCAATTTACCTATACTATTATTTAATATTGTAAATGTTTAAGGGAAAGAATGAATTGATAGCTTTATTAATAACCTTTCTACCGGAGTAACAACTGGATTGTATATTTTTGATTAGCTATTAAATTTTCGAATGTTTAAGAAAGTGCTATTAAAAATACCGTTTAGTGTGTTTGAGTTTATTCGAATCTTCTCAAAATTCTAGATTACAAGTTAATATAAAAATAGTTGCGCTTATAATAAAGAAAACTGACTATTTTTAATCTTATAAATACATCAAAACAAACTTAATCGATTTATATTAATATAGATGACGCCCGACAATTACGAAATAGTACTGTCGGGTAAATGCTGTATAATCAATAAGCACGACGATCACCACTGCGTTTTTTATTAAACTAATTACGCTTGGTAGGAAAGAGTAGATTTTGTGATTTTGTCTGATGCTATTTAGCGATTATAAGTTGAAGAATGATAAGATGGTAGATTACTCGATAGCGGCTTTTCGAAAAAATAATCTAACATTTATGTTGATAATTGAGCTCCATTTTTAAATAACTCATCAATTTCGGCAGCAGAGAGATTCAAGTGCTTTTGTATCGCCGAAACAAGCAAAGATTCTCGTCTAAATTCGGATGCCGAATCCCATGCAGTTTTGATAATTATGTTATCTGATGATTCCTCAGTTAACCCATTAATAAAATTATCCACCACTTGATACATTGATTCCCCGGTACCGAGTTTTGATATTTTTAAAATTGTTAGCATTTGAAAACGGGATAAAGTATCGGGGGTGTATGCCTCCTCCTCCTCCCGCTTTTTTTGGATAATCTTGTCAGCTTCTTCTTTACTGATAGCAACTAGTTCAGATGATATATATTCATCTTGCGATCCGTCTTCTTCAAATGCATACACATTATCATCATTATCTTTGTAATATTTCATATTTTTATACCTATCTTAATTCCGCCCACGTAACAATATTGCCTTCAACTTTATAAGCTATCCCGTTAGGAACTATTACGGACATCGCAAATACGCCCGTAGCATTATCAAGTCTGGCTACTTCTACGCTGTTGCCAACAAAAATTCGTGCGTTTCTCCTCGATAGGACCGGGCCACTGCTGGTAGAACTGCTATCCAGCCCCGACGGCGTAAGCCAGAAAGTGACCGAAACTACAATTGGTCGACCTGTAGTGTTAGTATAAATAACACCACTCTTCCTTCCCCCTTTAACATTATGCCAATTTTGATAAAAACCTAACGCGCTAGCTATGCCTCCAACAATTAAATTACCGGAAGCATCAAAAAGAAATTTCCATCTATTTTCAGTGTGAGACCATAAACCGAAAAGACCGTTATCATGAACCGTTACCGTTGATTGATGCAAGTGCGAATCTAAGTCAATTCGACCATCACCGTTTTGATCGGCCACAACGAATACATGATCTAGTACAGGGGACGTTCGATCATTCAACCGTTTTATAGCTCGTGAAGTTGCGGCCGTATCACCTGAATCACTTGTTAAAGAATCGCTTAAATGTACTGCCGGGCCTTGCGGACCTTGTGGTCCTCTTTCACCTTGAGGTCCACGTTCTCCTTGTGGCCCTCGGTCACCCTGGGGTCCCTTTAAATCAAGCTGAGTAATCATGTTATATAACGAACTGCATGAGTCATCTAACGTTTTTTTATTTACTGCATCCTGCGGTAACTCAGGGTTTGCGAGATTTTCAATTTTTCGATGCTCAGCATCATAATGCATCCCATTTAAAGGGTACTTTAATGCGTTATTACTATTAACTGTTGATACCAATTCTTTTGCTTTGTCAGCACTCTCTTTTGCGGCTACCTCTGATGATTTTGCATTAACTTCAGATGTATTTGCAGATTTAGCACTATTTGCCGAGTTTATAGCTGACTGGTTAGCCTCATTTGCTGAATTATTTGCATTATCTGCATAAATTTTCGCAGTATCTGAACTTGTTGTTGCAACACTTGCTGCATCTGTTGCTGTTATCGTCGATTTTGACGCTAATTGTGAACTTGTTGCTGCTTCAGCAGCACTTACTTTCGCGGCATCGGCAGATGATTTCGCATTGGTTTCTGATGTATTAGCATGGTTAGCACTATCTGCTGATTTTTTCGCTGATGTATATGAATCTATTGCTGATTTTATTGCTTCATTTCGAGCATCAAAAATCTGCTTTAAAAATTCAGGAGTTAAGTCACTTTCTTTGGGATTAATTAAATAATCGTTTAATGTACCATCTACTGAATCAGAATAAACATTGATTTTTCCAAGTCGCTTTTTGGGGAAACCGTTAATGATTAAGCTAACTTCATATTCACATGGCAATACATTCATTGAATATTTGCCGTTCTCAGACACTTGAAATGTTTGCGTTTGAGTTAATACTTTGTTAGTCGTTTTCTTTGCATATAGTTCTATAGTGCAGTCATTGATAATTTGACCTGCACCATCCGTTAAAATTCCTGATATTTTTGCCATATTTGCTCCTAAAATAACAATCGCTCTCCTAGCGGTTGTTATTTTTTCAATGTCATTATTGTGATGAAATTTGGTATACCGTTTTGTTTGTATTTGTCTGGCGTTTGAGCGCTAACAACAAAAGTTGAATTTGCGGGTATTGTTGTTACAGATGTTTTACTTGCTGTTAAATTTATCTCTGAAGTCTCTATCGTTATGGTAATAACTTGACGATTGACCTTATTCTTGATAACAATACTCAGCTTGCCGTACGTCCAGGAAGCTGGATACCGATGATTGTCATTGCCACCGGCAGGATGCCCAACTGCAACCAATGTTACTGGTAGTATAACTAACTCTCGTTCGAACGGCTCGGGCGCTATAGTAACAGAGCTATTTTTTGCACAGGTGTACATTTTTACAATGTCACCGACAATCTGCATTGCCGTCAATTTACCTTTTATCTGACAGTTTTCATTGATAACAACATTGTTTAACTGCCCAGAATTGGCATAAATATTACCTGAGATATTGGCTTTACGGGCATTGACGGTGCCATCAGGCAGTAACTCAAATGCTGGAGGCGTTCCAGCGCTAATTACGCTACCAGCAACCAGTTTTCCGCCCGCGATTAACGGCGCTTTGATTTCAGTACCAGCAATTAGCCTATCACCACGCATTGTTCCTGTTGCAATTAAATCACCGTCAATGAACATTTTCGGCTCTATCCACTGTGCATTGTTGTATAGCCTAGCTTCTGAGTGCGAAACTTTACCGTCAGCAGCTAGTGAGTAAATGATTAATGTCGTATCACGAGCGGGATAAAAGCCAAATTCACGATAAAACATCTGCGTTGCAGTATCATTTGCAGGAAATTTGCCATCATCTGTTTGAATTCTAAATAGACCACCTGCGCCATTTTCTGCAACTAATGTTCGAGTGTTAGCGATATACATCTCTGAACGCCCAACAACATTAACAGCATTTACACCATACCAATATTCGGTATCTGGGGTGCAGTCAACATCAGTTAATGACATGGCACGACCCAAGTAGTTCGTCTGTGCCTCGACCTCTGCTTTGGTTGTGCCTTTATAAAATTCGAACTGAGTACCTAAGCTAGATGTTGCTGTCATAACTGGGCGAACTGCAATATTAAATGCACTTGGCGTTAATACTAATCCTGAAGGTTTTGCTGGTGGTAATATTGAAAATGCGATAGTTCTTTCATCACCTAATCGCCCATCTTCTGCCACTCCTCTGACTGTTGCATTGAATTTACCTTGTTGCAAGTCTGATAGGTAATATTCAGTATTATTAACAGTTTCACGACTAATTAGTTTATCATCACGATAGATTTTTACTTCGAATCTCAAGTTTTGAATCGTGCGAGGTGTAGACCATGATAATCGTGCTTGATATAGATCAGATTCAGGGATAATTTCAGTCTGCAGCTGCTCTACAGGCGGAATTAACCAACTAAAAATAGAACCGCTTTCCTCTTCAAATTTAGCGCCGTTATCAACAATTTCCTCTTTCCTAGTTTCATGTTCTAGCGCAGTGATAGAGTAAGTGCCATCACTGTTTTCTGTAATGGAAAGAGCTTTGAATAATCGTGGCTTGATTTTATTGTCATATAGTCCCCAAACAGAATAATCATCAACACTAACACTATTTACCAAAACAAGCTGATTGGGTTTGACTTGTGCTTGAATTTTAATTTTATGTAGTTTCATATTGGTATCAGTTACACTTAAATACGCATTTTTCATATTTTTAATGTCAATATCACGGTCTAACTTAATAGTACTACCATTTGCCTCTAAAATTCGTCCACCGATAGTCGTACCTGCAAAATCATTATCAGTAATACCAATAATATCCCCAGGCAAATGTCTAATACCTTCACGTCCTACATTGAATGTAACGGTTTGTGTCTCTAATTTTTCGGTTTGAATTAGCCATTTCCCAACTCTATGTGCCTGCCCTCTCGATGTACAGCCAAATGCATCGACTTGAGCAACATTCAACCCGAATCGTTTAATTAACTCATCATCAGCAACGTATTCGGTTGTGGTCTCCCAGTTATTATTGGGGTCAATATAACGTACGTGCACAGCTGTATGCCGTGATTTTTGCGCGGCTGACGTGTAGTTGAACTGACCATCGACAACGTTCGCATTTGAATAAATCGCCACAGGGTCACTTGGTCTATCCATAACGGCTGTATATTGTGTACCGTCCCAAATCGGCATCGCCCGAAATATCGAGCATAAATCATGAATAACCTCATACGCCTGTCGTTGCTCGGTAATATAGCAATTACAGGTAAATCTTGGCTCTTTGCCACCGAAACCGTCATCGACTAACTGATCACAATATTGAGAAATGGTATATAACGCAAATTTATCAACACCGAATTGACTGATGCGATTCCCCATACCGTAACGTGTGTTAGTCAAAATATCGTAAAATATCCAAGCTGGGTTATTTGTCCAAGCAAGCTTGAAATTTCCTGACCAAAAACCTTTATATTCTCTCGTCTCAGGGTCGTAATTGTTAGGCACTTTAACTATCATACCTTTGATTAAATAGTTTCGGCGAGGTACACCACTAAATTGCGATGAATCGAATTTTAGTCCAACTACCGCAGTATTTGGATATGAAAATTTGGTATCATAAATTTCTGTGTACGAACTCCACAGCGTATTATTAGCTAATAATGATGACGTGCTATCTTGCGTTCTGCGCACTACTCGAATGTTAAACGGTTTCGGAGGTAAATCATCTAAAATAACCGATGTTAAATACTGTGAGCGGGTTTTTTTATCGATTAAATCAACAGTTTTTACCGTTTCCCACATGTGGCCCGTACCGATTTGAATTGCCATTGACACCGATGTTCGGTTAATGTTGCCTTTTTTGTCCGTTGAGCTTAATGACTGTACACCAACTGTAACCCGAACTCTGTCAATATTGGGGTCGGTAATGGTTCGTACAATCGGGGTTGATGCCTTTACCTCAAGATTAACAGGCACTTCGTTTTCCGTTGCTAGAAAACTCTCAAGCGGTGCTTGTGACTGAACGCCAGCCGTCCATTCGACTTCAACTCCCTTGAAGTTGTATGAACCGTTTGGTGCTTGAATTGGCGTATCGTTTAAAAAAACGCTTTGTAGGCCATTCACTGGTCCTTCTATCTGTCCTTCACACAACAAATCAATAATACTCAGTTGCTGATTTGATTTTAAGTTATCTTGCGCCTCTGTGGGCGTTTTAGCCTTTTTTTTACCTTTACCCATCTATTGTTTCCAACCCTTGTGATAAAACTT